ATTTAAGTATCTGTTAATTGTGATTTCTTTAAATCTTTTACCCTTACCACCCATTGCGTTGATAGAGTAAACACCTTGGATTAGATATTGATAGTTACCCTCACTGATACGTGGAAGTTTGTATTTACTCCTAGCAACAGTGCAAGGATCAACATACTCACAGCAATCAGAAATAGGTACCTCTATCATCTCTAAACAAGGAAGCGTTTGGAATACAGTGTCAGTAGCCCAAAGCTTTCTAAGATTTGTTTCTCTCTTTATCAGTAAAATTGTGTTATTCTTAATCTCAGACGCAACAACTCTATCTGTTATCAAGTTGTCTGTTGATAACAGTTTATGTGTTGCACGCACATCTGAGACCATTTTTCTTAATGTAGCCATTATAAATATTGTTTGAATATATTTGTCATTCCATTATCAAACTCAATGAGGAACCCTGTAACTTCTGCTTTAGAACATACATGTCCCATCTTGTCATCCCATAAACTCTTAGCTTTAGAGAAAGCTGGAATTTGATAGAACTTGATACCATTGAAGTCCAAGCTCACTTCATGGTGTTTATCTCCTGTGAAGATATAGTAGTTATTGTGACCAGACCAACTATCTTTAAACTCCATTGGGAATATACCAGCTAGCTTAGCAGGCTTGATAGCGTCTCCATGGTTAAACATCATTGCAGAGTCACCATAACTTACGTACTTTCTATACTTAGGAGAATCATCTATAATTACTCTTGGTTCATCTCTGAAGAACATCTTCAACCAATTTACCATGTGCCATCCTACAAACTCATCATGGTTCCCAGCAACATATATAACCTCTACCTGTTGAGCATGTGATAATAACATTGAGATCATTAAAATTTCATGGTCACAGATATATTTAAAGGAAGTATGGTATGTATGTGTATTTTGCTGAGGAGTACCTTTTGTTGTTGCGTTGGTATATTCACTATTGAACTCGTCAGAACCAATGATGTAGGTTATTGTTTCTAGGTTGTTAGTCATCTCTGCTTGAGAAGCAATCACCTCAACCTTGTACATAATCTGAGCTAATCTATTTGTAATATTGTTGTCTCCATCAATATCATACTTGTTCAAATGGGAGTCTTGTTTGTTGATAATTAACATTGCAAACTCTTTATTCACTTCTATCTTAGGAGTTGCAATTGCTTGACACACAGGCTCATATGAACTTAAAAAGTCTACAAAGCTATCTTGAAACACCTGCTCTGTAGACTTCTTTCCTAACCAGGCTTTCACCTGCCAGTGGGGATTCTCTCCATTTCCCCAGAAGTTTTGTACATATTTAGTTACTTCCCATTTCTCTGTGTCTATCTTACATTTCTCTATAAGTTCCTCTAAGCTCTTGATTTCTTGAGATACATTTGCTATGACCTCACCTGTTCCTTTGCTCACATCCTCCATGAACTTAACAACCACGTCCTCTAAATCAGATATGTAGTTCCCAACCTCAGCATCTTCTACAACCCTTTCTTGTTTTCTTATCTCTTCTAACAATTCATCAATCTCAGTTTCTGTGACTCCTAGCTTTTCAGCATAGTATTTCTTTGATTTTTTCCAGTGTAACATCTGCTGAAGCTGCTGTAAAAGGGGTTGGTTTTCAGACATATAGAGTTAAGTTTAGTTAAAATTGATGTAAAGGTAGGAACTATTTTTGAATTTCCCAAAAATAAGTTAACTATTTTGGTTATATGCAATAACTTTTTTAGTTAGATTTTAAATAAAAACCCCCAGGGTAGAGACCCTAGGGGAGACCATCTGTAAACCAACAAACAGGGGTTTTTAACTATTTATGAATTACAAGCAGCATTTAAGCTAAATGAACCAGAGCTAGTGAAACAGTTCACTGTGTCTGTTCTTAGGCGATAACTACCTGCAGGTAATGTATTAGAAGGTAAGTCAGATGTCCAAGTTCCTGGAGTTGATCCTGTTTGTGTATAGTTGAATGTATACAAAACTGTATCATTAGCAGCATTCATAATATAAGACGTGTAAGTTCTTGTACCAGTTCCAGAATAGTAATACCCACCTGGAGTGATTAGAGCTGTATTTCCTGTAGTTACTGTGAATAATGCTGATTCCCCACCACCACAAGATGAAATGGCACTTGTATCACCAGTTAAACATGGTGTTGCAGTAGTTGTAGATGTAGTGGTTGAAGATGTAGATGTAGTAGTAGTGGTAGTTCCTCCACTTAAATACATGTCTAAATAGTTTGTACAAGTTCCTGTAGATTGAGCTCTTATAACTGCAGCGTCATCAGGAACACCTGCAAGACTGTATCCAGCCAATAAAGAAGATCTAGATATACCAGTTGCTAGAGGAGTTGTATACCCATCTGCATCTGAATACAGATCAAAGGGACCCACATCTGTCCCTGCTAAAGTTAATGTTACTAATACTGTCATTTTGATTTATTTATTTACTAAGTCTATTAAAAGTTATTCCTGTGTATTGATAATTGAAAACTCCATTACCTGTTGTACATGTATAACTATAAGCTTGATTGTTTGAAACAAGAGCCCAATATGTAGCATCTGAAGATACATTTACACCAGTTATCATAGGAGCTGCAAAAGGGAAAGGCATCAAACTAGAATTTGTACTATAAGAACTCCATCCATTAATTGTGTAATATATTTGAGAAGCTGTGTTATCATTTGAGTTATTAGCTGCCAAACAAACTCGTCCTGAATCATCCATGTCACAGCTAGTAGCAACATAACCTGCATTGTAGTAAATCTCTGACCAGTTTACACCATAGTCACCTGAATAAAATGTTCTGCAACCTGTGTTTCCTGAATCTGTACTTACAAATGTTCTAAACTTACCATGTCCAGATATAGCAATATCATTGTATGTTCTTCCTGAACTATCAAAAGCTGCTCCTGTCCAATTCACTCCATAGTCAGAAGAGTTAGCTACATATGCATCATAAAATCCACCATTAGGAGTACTTACTACCATAGTTATATATTGCCCAATATTTGACATGGCACAATTTATTGCTTGACCAGAAATATAACCCATATACTGCCAACTTGCTCCTGAATCAGTAGACCTATATATATAAGATAAATTTGTTCCTGAATTATATGTAACAGCAAACCAATATACTCCATCATCTGATACAGCACAACATACCATAACTTCTCCAGATGATGAAAAGTTTGTAGACCAACTAGCCCCATAGTCACTAGACTTATAAAGATTATAGCTAGGAGACCCTCCTGGATTGTTGTCTACAATAGCAGCTACATATTTACCATTGTTTGATCCACCAGATGTAGCCACCTTAGTTATAAATCCAGACAAAGAGGTAACACTATAAGTATTTCCTTGATTAATAGATTTATACAAATTACCACCTGTTGATGGACCATATATATAAGGAGTGGTATATGTAGTTGGATTTACAGAAATAGCATATGCATATTGTCCTCCTGACCATGTATTACCATAATCTATTGATGCACGACCATTTTGATATTGAAATTGTCCAGAACTATCTACAGCTTGTGCAACATCTGCTCCAGATATAACAGTCCAATTCACTCCCCAATCACTTGATATATAAGTTCTAGATTGACCTAATGTACTTGAATAAGCAGCTACTGTCATGTAATCACCTCCAGCAGAAACAGAACATCCATAGAACGTATCATTAGGAGCAAGTGGTACAGGTGTTAAATTAACTGTAGTCCAAGATGATCCATAATCATTTGAAACATAAAAATTACCAACATCTGGACTAGATGCTTGAGGAGGTGTTAATAATTGATATTGCCCTGACTTGGACATACCAACACATCCTCCTTGTACTACTTTTGTTCCAGCACATAAATATGTTTTAGTAAAACTAGAACCAAAGCTATTAGATGTCCAAACATAATAACTAGTTCCATCAGAACCTAATACTGTAGCATATACACCAACACCAGACATTGCAGCTCCATTAAAGTTGTAATCTATTGTGTCATGGTATCCTGTAGCCCAGTTCACTCCTGAATTATATGACCAATATATATAAGCTCTTTGAGAACCAAAAGATCCAACTTGTCTAGTGGCAATCATATAATCACCATAAGAATTCATAGCAGTACTCAGTGCTGCATCATTGGTACTCATTACAGAATCTAATCTTGTAAATGTTTCTCCATAGTCATTAGATACCCAAAGACCTCCTCCTCCACTACCTGGACTATAAGATCTTCCAGCTAGTATACATCTATTATCTGTGGATGAAGCAACTGATCCCCAGCTATCTCCAGAATTAGAAAGTATAGTATATACCCAATTTCTATTATTATTTCCAACAGCTATTGTTGTACTTCCTTGTGCATACACTTGATTAGACTGTACAGCTAGTTCTTGTTTAACAGGAAGTTGATTAGAAGCTGCTGCTAAAAAAGAAGGATAAAGATCCCATGTGTATATATAGTCTTGAGCATTTGCTTTGGTTATCTGTCTATTAGACTCTGTACCAGGAACACCATTTTTTGCTATGAACACACCAGTATCTATAGCATTCTGAAGGTTTGCTCTAGATATTGTTTGATTTCCAGCTATTGATTTCCAACTCATTAGATTCCTAATTTAGATTCTAGTTCTTTAACTCTCTTTTCAAGTCTAGCTATCTTAGCTGTATGCACTTCCTTATATGATAAACTTAATATGCCTGCATCATTCTTAGCAACAGCATTTGGTAACAAAGGTAGAACATCTTGTGCAAAATATCCCACTTCTTGTCTACCATCTTTTATATAAAGCTTTGATGCAATGTTTTCAATTCCTTCTACAGTGAAATCATCTGTAATTAGTTTTTTCAATGTAGCATCTGAAGACTCATAGAATGCTGTAGCTGTTACAGTTCCTGGCATTGTAGTGTTACCACTACCATCTAACAATGTAAATGTTCTTACCAAAGAACCAAACACACCACTATATTGTCTTACATAAATTGGTTCACTAGCATCATCTGCTGTAGCTATTTCTAAATATCCAGCATTGCTTCCTGTATTACCAGCATATATTCTCCACTGATCATTATCTGCCATAGAACCATATAAACAAGTTCCTAAGTTATTAGAAAAGTTTAATGTTCCAGTCATTGTATCTCCACTCTTAGCAACATATGTAGAAGCTGCAGAAGATGTTGTTAAATATGTATTTGAATCTACACTACCATCAGCTTTCAAGAATTGAGAACTAGTACCACCTGATTTAATCAAAGAAGAAGCTGTTACAGTGGATGCAAAAGTTGCAGCACCAGATGTTGTAAATGTAAGAATTGTTGAGCTAGCAACATTAGACCATGTTGCAGCAATTTTAAGTTTATCTGAGTCAGCATTGTCAATACCCATTGAATAACCTGTAACACCACGTATATCCCAAGATACAAAAGGATTACCACCAGTTCCAAGATTTGTTCTTAATGAAAGAATTGAATGTGCTGTGGTAGATGAACTATTTGAGTTATATAATGCTATTGTTGAACAATCATTTGTACTAGGATCAGAATATGAAGATCCTGAACTTTCCATATTAAATCTAACAGTAGGAGTTTCAGTACCAAGACCTACATATCCATTTGCATAGACACCCATTCTTGCTGTTCCTGCTGCATTCTTTAAAAGCAATATTTCATTTCCAGAATTAACACCTGCCTGAATCAATAAACCAGCACTATCAGTTGTTGTATTTAAGTTTCTAAATCTTGATACAAAAGAAGTATTGTTAACTTGAAAATCAGCAAAGTAACTTGGAGAATTGGTACCAAAGCCAATATTAGTACCATTATCAAAAATCTGACTATTTCCTACAGTGGTACTATTAGGAGTGAACTTAGCTATGTAGTTCAATGTACCACTAATAGTTCCAGCTCCACTAGTACCACTAGATCCTGATGTACCTCTAGTACCACTTGTTCCACTACTACCACTTGTACCAGATGTACCAGAAGTACCACTACTGCCACTAGTACCACTTGTTCCACTACTACCACTAGTACCAGTAGTTCCACTAGAACCAGATGTACCAGAAGTACCACTAGAACCACTCGTACCACTAGTACCACTTGTACCTTTTGTACCAGACGTACCAGAGGAACCACTAACTCCACTTGTTCCTGAGCTACCAGATGTACCTGTTGTTCCACTAGAACCATTAGTACCTGATGTGCCTGATGACCCATTTGCTCCACTTGTTCCTGATGTACCTTGTAAACCACTTGTACCACTAGAGCCATTTGTTCCATTAGTTCCACTAGTACCAGCTGAACCTGAAGTACCAGTTGTTCCAGAAGAACCAGACGTACCTGCTGTACCAGAGGTTCCATTAGCACCTGAAGTACCAGAAGTTCCCTTTGTACCAGAAGTACCACTACTACCAGAGGTACCTGATGTACCACTTGAACCTGACGTTCCACTAGTGCCAGATGATCCTGAAGATGCAGATGTACCACTAGATCCAGATGTGCCTGCAGTACCACTTGTACCTTTTGCTCCACTAGTACCAGCAGATCCTGATGTACCAGAAGATCCATCTCCACCACTAGCACCAGATAAGTTTACAGTCCAAGAACTAAATGTACCTGAACCAACTGTACTTGTAGGAGTATCAAATTGCAAAGATCCACTACCAGCATTATAAGATATGATTACAGACTCTTGATAGTGAGTTAAATCATATACAATAAGAATAACCTGAGCTGCTGTATAAGCAAGTCCTGTTCCAATTGTTATTGTACCATTATTACCAAGAGTGAAAGGAGTTGTTGAAGTTGTTTGATATCTATCTCCACTTAATCCAGCAGTACCAGAACTTCCACTAGTTCCTGTTGTTCCAGAAGAACCACTTGTTCCTGTTGTACCACTTGAACCAGAAGTAGCTGATGTTCCTGATGTTCCTGTTGAACCTGATGTACCAGCAGTTCCTGAAGTACCATTGATACCACTTGATCCTGAAGTACCAGTTGTTCCACTTGATCCAGATGATCCACTACTTGCACTTGTACCACTAGATCCTGCTGTTCCTGAAGTACCTGTTGAGCCTGATGTACCAGAGGTTCCTGTAGTGCCAGATGAACCACTCGTTCCAGATGATGCAGAGGTACCAGATGTTCCCTTAGTACCTGATGTACCAGAAGAACCAGCTGTACCAGATGAGCCAGAAGAACCTGATGTTCCAGAAGTACCAGAAGAACCACTTGAACCACTAGTTGCACTTGTACCAGAGGTACCATTGATGCCTGAAGTTCCAGACGTACCCTTAGTTCCAGACGTACCAGAACTACCAGAAGTTGCACTAGTTCCAGAAGAACCACTTGTTCCAGAAGAGCCAGAAGTTCCTGTTGTTCCAGAAGTTCCTGTTGAACCAGAAGATCCAGACGTACCACTAGTACCAGCTGAACCAGATGTTCCTGAAGAGCCATCTCCACCAGCAGCACCTAACAGGTTCACTGTCCACATAGATTCTGTTAGTCCTAATCCAACACCATTTGTAACATCAACACTCATTACTCCAGTAGCACTATCATATGATAATACTGTTCCTTCCATGTAATGGGTGTTTTCATGTACTACAATAACTGTTTGTAATGTACTATATGCTAATCCTGTTTCAACTGTAAATGTAATTGTTCCAGAAGATACAATTGTAAGAGTTGTTGTGGAAGATGTTAAATATCTATCTCCTGATAAACCAGAAGAACCATTTGTACCACTGGATCCATTTGTACCTGAACTACCATTTGTACCACTTGTTCCACTAGTACCTGAAGATCCTGAACTACCTGATGTACCAGTTGTACCTGAGGAACCAGAACTAGCACTTGTACCTGATGAACCACTAGTACCAGAAGTTCCACTTGAACCATTAGTACCAGAAGAACCTGATGTTCCACTAGTGCCAACTGTACCACTAGACCCACTAGTGCCTGCTGTACCAGAAGAACCACTAGTAGCAGAAGTACCACTTGAGCCAGAAGACCCACTAGTACCAGAAGACCCACTAGACCCAGACGTTGCTGATGTACCAGAAGAAGCAGATGTACCTGATGATCCTGCTGTACCACTAGACCCATTGGTACCACTTGTGCCAGAAGATCCACTAGTTCCTGCAGTGGCAGATGTGCCAGAAGAACCAGAACTTCCTGATGTAGCACTTGTTCCAGCAGTACCAGAAGAACCAGATGTGGCACTAGTACCAGAAGAACCATTAGTTCCACTTGAACCATTAGTTCCACTAGTTCCTGAACTACCATTAGTTCCACTACTACCAGAAGAGCCACTAGATCCTGACGTTCCAGAAGAACCTGAAGTTCCACTAGAACCATCACCACCTGCAGCCCCCTGTAAGTTGATGGTCCAAGCAGTGTATGTGCCAGAACCTACTACTGAGGAAGGAGAAGAAAATTGTAATGCACCTGTACCAGCATTATATGATAATACTGTTGACACTTGATAATTGGTAGCGTCATGTGCTATGATAATGGATTGTCCTGGTGTATATGCTAGGTTTGTGCCTACAGTTAATGTACCAGAATTACCTAATGTAAAAGAATCAGCTGATGTTGTAAAGTATCTATCACCAGAAATACCAGAAGAACCACTTGAACCTGAAGTACCTTCTTGACCACTAGTTCCTGCAGATCCTGAAGATCCACTTGATCCTGATGAACCACTGGATCCTGAAGTTGCAGAAGTACCAGATGACCCAGAAGATCCACTAGTACCACTAGAAGCAGAAGTGCCTGATGAACCTGATGATCCAGAAGAACCACTAGATCCACTAGATCCAGAAGAACCACTAGTGCCAGCACTACCTGATGAGCCAGAAGTTCCAGAGGTACCTGATGTACCATAAGTTCTACCAGAGCTACCAGAACTACCTGATGTCCCTGATGTACCAGTTTGACCACTAGTACCTGCAGAACCAGAAGAACCATCATTTCCACTAGTTCCTGAAGAACCAGAGGTACCTGCTGTTCCATATGTTTGACCTGATGATCCTGATGTACCAGACGTACCATTCCCCACCTTACACAATTTATCATCTATTTTCTCAATAGCAGTGGTAAGGCAGTCATGTGTTTGCACACCTGAACAAGGTAAATTAGGTCCAGAATAATCTACGCAATTTGAATTAACCTCAGGACAGCACTCTTTTTGCTGAGCACCATAGCAAGGCATTCCTGGTAAACAAGCCATTTATAGTTGGTTTAATCTATTAAGGAATATACATGATATAATATGCAGCTATGACAGGTTGTATGTTTGCATGAGGTGCCCCATTACCTGCATTACCAATTGTAACACCTGTATCTACAGTAACAGTAAGATCTACAGAACTTGTAGTTTTATCAACTGGTACAGAAGTTCTACTTCCATCTCCTCCACCTGAAGGAACTTGTACCCCTGCATAACTATGGCTATGAGGATTTGGAGATACACTAGCAGTAGATACAGCAACTGCTGAATGTGAGTGAACAGGAAGTTGGGATGTAATAAGCGTCACTGTATTTTCACCAGCTGTATTATACAAAGCATAATTTGGATTACCAGCATTTACTGGATTTACTGCAGCATCTAGTGGACCACCTGGTACATTTTGAATAGCTCCAACAGTAACACGTCCTCTTTTATCAGGAGTGCCATTAAGACCATTACATAAATATACTTTAAAGAAACCATTTGCTGGGATGCCAATTCCTGACCCATCAAAGTTATCTAATGATCCATAGTATTCATATGCTACATATGGAACCATTTTTAAATATTGCTGATTAGAAGATCCACCTGAATGAGCTGCCAAATATGCTGCAATCAAAGCATCTAAGTCTGCTAACTTAACATAGTTTGTTGCTACATCAAGTTCTAATGCAGCTAAACTAGCCACTGTTTCACAAAGTTTGCTTATGATAGCTTGGACAACGTCATGAGTGTTGGAACTAGATGTTACATCATTAAGACAATCTATATTGTAATCAGCATTTAATGTAGCTATCTCAGCATCAATTGCTGTGATCTGATCTTGTAAATCACAAACCACTTTAACTAATGATTGAAATAACTGTTCAGAAGTCCACTGATCTGTATCTACTGGAGTAGGTAAGTAACCATTTAATATAGCACAGCGTATTCCTGATGCTATAGTAATCTTATCACCTGTTCCATCTAATAAAGGAACTAGGTTATCAATTACATTTTGTATAACTACTTGAATATTATCTCCATAAGTTATGTTTAATGGAACACTGTCAAGACCTGTATATCTAACACATTGATCAGATACAATCTCTACACATCCATTATAACAAGCCTCAGGAGGGCAATTTGAACAAGACATTTTTAATTTATTTATGAATTAACACTTTAACTCTACTAGCTATTTGCTGTACACTAAACCTTAGGCAATAGTCTGGATTACAATATTTATAGGTTAATATCCTTTTGTAATTCAATAAATCACCAATTACAGGTCCAGGTATGTAATTGTTCATAGAGAAGATAATATTGTTGTATTGCTGTTTAGCTAGTTCTGTAAGCTTACAATCAATATCAATAAGTAAAGCAGGAATGCTAGCACATTCTATACAGTTAGTTAATCTTGGCTGCAACATATTTAACAAGTTTTGCAGCTTTTTGAGCAGCGTTATGACATGCTGAACATAAGCCATTAATTAATTGACATCCACAGCCCACTTTCATTCCACAATTTCTACAATTTGCCATCTTAATAAAAATTTATAATATAGTTATTTCCTGTGCAACCACAGTTATTTCTAATAAAATTATTTAACATATTGTTTGCTTGCAAATATAACTTATTTGCTGTATCCACAGCACAGTTATTTGCAGCAGCTATTGAACCTGATATCATATAATAAATACTATTCAAATCTACTTTTGCTTGGGTCCTAATAGCACTATCACATTCCATCATGTCAAGCTTCATAAATGCATTATCAAACTTCTCTTGAATCAATTCTGTACGCATTATGTTCTTTTCTACATGATATGTTATAGCAGGAGCAACTGTATATTTTAAATAGTAGATACCATCAGGTAAAGGAATTAATGGGTCACCTACAGCAGATAGTCCCAATGATGTAGAATTGAATATATTAAATTCATTAGGAGTAAAAGGTAATGATACCACTCCAAAGTTTGGAACAGTGATTTCTATTGTAGGAGCACTTACAACAGGAGGATCAGTATCATATGTTGATGCATCAGCCACTCCTAAAGTTAATGTGTTGTAAGTAGGTATTACTAGTATATCTAAGACCATGTTATTTAAAATAATAATGCCAGAGGATTTGAGAAATAATCCTCTCCCCTCTGGCATAGGTTAATATGACACTACCTTATTTCTTAAGGAATCAAAGTAGTAGTTGTTGAAGTGCTAGGCCATACAGTAGTTGTAGTGCTAGTAGTAGTGATACACTCAGTGTCACCAGCTACAGGTCCTAAACCAGCTTCTAATACAGCTTCAATTGCAGATGTTTGACCTTGAGGAACAGCAATGATTACAGTGCTATCTTCCATGATGTAGTCACCCCATTGGTAAGCAGTTTTATCATACTCATTGAATTTGATGTAATACAAATCATAGATTGTACCATCAGTTACCCAAGACTCAAAGTTCTCGTTGTAACCATTCATTCTGTATAAGTGCTTCAAGTAACCAGCTTGGTAGCTATAGAAGTTCTTTTCTAATTGTTGAACTTCAGCAGAAGTACCAACAGGATAGTTAGATCTTTGAGTGATTACTGGAGTAGCCACTGTGTTACAAGGATCAGCAACAATAAAGTCAGCAGTTGTAGCAGGACCAGAGAAAATGAAAGTTCTAAAGTAGAATCTGTCATACTCCCAAGGGAATGCAGCAACATCACAAGGTTGGCCATATTTAGTTAATGGTTTACCAGTGATACGTAAGATAGCATTTTGATCATTACCAATTCTTTGGAATTGATAGAACTGAGTCAAATAGATGTTATCTGGGTTGTCACCAGGAGCATGTGCTTCTAACTTTAAGATTAACTCATCAATTAAAGTAGGAACATCTACATCTGTACAAGGATTGTCACCACATTGTAAACATGGAGCGTTCACAGTTACAGAACGAGTGAAGCCATTGAAATATAAAGTATTCAAATAGCTAGAAAAACCACGTAATGTCAAAGTAACAATCTCACCTGGTTTTACAGTGAAATTAGTAACATCAGTTACTTGATTCACAGCTGTAGCACAACCAGAAGATTTATACCATTCAGTTACGTTTGTTTTACAAGAGTTACCACTAGGACATCCAGCAATTTTGTCTGAACGCTTAGAACCTTGTAAATATGTGTTTACTCTACCTTGTGCAACATAAAAGTAAGGGAAGTCAGTAATGTTACCAGCAGTTGCTACTGTGTAATCACTACCAAAAATACCTACTTGGCCAGCTGTTAAGTCTTGCGTAGATCCAGAGCTAGGTAGAGAATTTCCTACTGGAACCACGAAGAGCGTGGTTAATGAAAAATCAGCCATTTTGATTTTATTTTAGGTTATGAAAAATTATTCGTTTGTTTGAATTCTATAGATTGAGCTTTGAACAGCACTTTGGTTTTCTGTATACATTGCCAAGTTCTGCACTGTCAAATCTAATAATTCATCTTCTAAGTAAAGCTCAAGTTCACAATCCTGATCGAATGATGGTAATCCATCAAACATAACATATCCTGTTTTATTAATATATTGAGGATATCTCATATAAGATATATTTATAGTTTTTGGTGTGAATGTACCATCTGTAAATATACTTATCTCATCAGAAGATAGAAAGTTGAATGTCTCTTGATATTCAAAAGAAGGTCTGTAGTGGACATTGTTTAAGCAGAACTGTAAGTCACCATGCTTAGCCAAGTCTCTATTAATCCATATCTTTCTATCTGTACACCTTCCTTTGTCTGCTAATACATAACTATCAATATAGAACATGTACTTAGGAATAAGAGTGTGCAAGTTTGCAAACCATTGATTTAGTTCAGCATTCTTCAATGCTAGGGTAAGAGGTTGGTTGTTGTAAGTAACTACTAAACTTTGCAAGTCTTCGTAACGCTTCTTAAAAGCATCCATACCTAATCCAGAAACTGTGCTCCATCCATCAACTTTCTGCTTTATCAGCTTTATCTGAGCTTCATTCAAAGCAAGGATTTTGTCCTCTAAGTTGATTTGTTGATGCTCATTTGTGGATAGTTTATTTAGTTTCTGATCTATCTTATATAATAAACTATCTACAGGGATCATACTGAAGCTATTTTTTTACTTTTTAATTTACCTTCTAAGGTTAATAATTGGTCTTGGTTATCTTCATCTGCTAAGAACTTCACTAATTCATCCTCATCAGCAGCTATTTCAAATTCACCTTCATAAACTCTGCCATTAGGTCTAACTCTATAAACTGAGTGAGCAATAGCTTGTTTAACCAAGTCTTTAATATGGAGTAAGTTTTCCTTCATGTCTGCAAATCTGTTGAACACCTCAATTGGATTCAAACCTTGATATTTGCCATTCTTGAATTCTGTTTGTTTTAATAGGTTATCTACCTGATTGTAAACTGCTTCTTCTTTAGAATCATCAGACACTGGAAGACCAAGTAAACGAGCTACTTTCTTCTTCTTCTCAGGAGTCATTTGATCAAACTTAATGATTGCTTTGTTAATAAGTTGTTTCTTCTTGAATACCACCTTATTCTCAATCTCATCATCAGCAACATAATATTGTATGTCTGCAGGATATTCACCACGCTCCCATGCTTGATAGCTAGAAGCAATTGTTGGATGAACTCTTAACCATGAGAACGCTAGTTCTTGCAATGGCATTGATAAGTCAAAGAAGTTGTCACCATCTAATAATTTAACTGCTTGTACGTGCAAAGCATCATCTACAGAAGTTGATAAGCCATAGTTCCAAAACTGTGAACGAGGACCTAAGTCTACATTCAAAGCATCTTCAAGCTTTTGTCTTAACTCTGTTACTCTTTCAATCTCCATCTCTCTTTCAAGAGGATCTGAGATTCTTCTGATATAAGCAGCTTTAGGATCAAGACCTGTTCTGTACTGACCATCTAATTCTTTGTAAGGATACTTAAATACACCTGTACCAGGAATTCTAGTGTAACCTTTCATAGCAAGACCACCTTGCATTGTTTGCAATTGAGAGTTGTTGTACTCTTTCTTAATAGTAGAGATTTTTCCTATCTTACCCATATGTAGTTTATTTTATTTGGTTTATTTGCAGATGGTTCCCAACGAAGGGTATGCTGTCAGACATGGAGCCTAGACCCATCCATCTGTGTTAGAAGACTCCCCCACTAGGAGGTGGGGGGAATGTCTTCTGAGTTTTTTGCGAAACACCAGTGGTGTCAGTCTAAGAATACTATTCTTAGAGGGGCATTTATTAGAATTGAGGAATCTCTTCAATCAATACTGTACGAGATAAATCTTCAATAAATACATCACAACGATCTTTCATCCAGATCTCATATCCAGGGAATTTGTTTGCAGAACTCATACCTTGAGACTTAGCAAAGCCTAAGTGGTGACGAGTACCATCAATGTAACCCCAAGTCATAGAAGGTGCACCCTTCATACGTACTTCACGAATGTTGTTCACCATAGAACCATCACTCATAGGAGATACATCAAATACCATGAATACAGGAGTAGATTTTTTATTCTGTCCAAATTCTAAGTTAGTTTGAGGTAAATCTAACTCTTTCAAGTGGATCAATTCAACACGACCAGTCTCACGAGTTACCATTGCATCGAAAGCAAAGTTGTAAGTGATGTGTTGTCCTTCTCCTTGCATATATCTGTTACCAGAATCAGCCATGAAAGTTAAACCAGAATTTAAAGCATCTGTTTTTAAAGCTTGTTGGAATACGTCAAAGCCAGCTTCATTAGTGTACATTTTAACACGTCTGTCTTTAACATCCACACGTCTGTAGAATAAGTCACCAAATACAGAACGAATTAAGTTAGCTGTGAACTCACCTCTGTTGTACTGTACTAAGTTACCATTGTTACGCATTCTGTGGTAAACACCAGCAGAAGTACGCTTTAATTCTTGCTTAGAACCATTAGTCTTCACAGTTCCAGGACGAGCCCAGATCATACGCTTAACTTTTAATTCTAACATAGACTTACGCATCCAGAATTCAATGAATGGTTCCCATTTAACATCATTACGAGTTAAAGGTAATTGGTTACGTCTTTGAGGAGCGTATACCAAGATATCCAATGGATTACCTTTGCTGTCTCTCATCATCTTGTCATCAGCCCACTCTGTGATTTTGTGCTCATAACCATATGCAGAACCTAAAGATTCAAACATTGTGATTTGCTCACCTAAACGAGGAAGACCTAATAAGTCTTGGTCAAATTCACCAATTGCAGCATCAACCAATTCTAATTCAATACCTACTTGTAAGAATACAGGTGATACGAAATCTACAGTTGGGTTGTCACTTACTAAAGTGAATGTGTACAAGTATCCAACGTTCCAAGGAACTGGATCTTTTACTACGTAAAAACGTGGACCATATTGACGTGTACCTACAGAGATGATAGCGTTCTTGCTAAACTCATTAGTGTCAATGATTAATTGAAACTCTTGACCATCAATACCAGGCTTGTTTAATTCCAAAGTGCTGGTAGGAACGTCAATGATTTTAGGGAACTTGTAAGGTACTTGTACTTGCCATTTCCAAGCATCACTATTGTTATCAATATAGTAAGGAGTAGACTTGTTGATCATGTCTAAGAAATCATTACTATAAAGAGAACTCTGAGTATACAAGCTGATGATCTTTTTATCATAATCAGCAGGCTCAGTTGAGTGGAAGCTCTCTAAATGGTTCGCATCAGTCAATTTACCTACTGCACGCTTGTCCATTGAAGCTACTCTAGCATAGGTAAAACCAGTTAAACCTGGGATTGTTTGAATTGCCATTTGTTATCCTTTTTAATTTTTGTTATAGAAATTGTTATTGAAACCAAGAAGTGGGTTTAGCTGTTTGTTTAGATTTCACTGAACTCTTCTGGGCTTGTCTGGCAACCTCACCAAATAGCTCATTGGACTTCTTGGTGATACCTGTCTTTTGAATAGTAGATAATGTAGGATCTTTCTCCATTATCTTCATAAGCAACGCAAGCTTTACTTTTGTTGCATGATTCTCAGGACGCTTCAGCTCCAGAATGGTACGATCAAAGTCTGTTAGTGTTTCACCACTAGCAGTTTTGTACTTATCTGTTACTAGGAAATCTTGTAGTTCACCAGCTAATTTGGGGTTAATTGGTATGCCATCAAATTCTTTTGCTTTGAGCTTCTCCTGTAACACTTGGTTTACGTTCTGAAGATACTGCTGTTTGATAGCTTGTTGCTGTTGTAATTGAGCTTGTTTGTCTTGCTCTAGTTGTTGAAGCTTTGCAGCTTCTTTCTTTACTAATACTTTATGGTGTTTAGTAGCAACGTTCTCTAAGTCACCATAGTTTTTCAATCTTTCAACCTCAGTATCAATGTCTTCTGATTCAAAGCCTTGATCAGTCAAAGCCTGTCTGATAACAGCTACTTGGTTGTTCTCTTGAGTTAAATCCATCTCAGAGAAAGATTGGATTTGATTATATGAGCTGAAATAATCCTTAGGATTAACACCTTTAACAAAGATTGCATCAAATGCTTGTTGGTAATCTTCACCAAACTGACCAATAAAGTTGTCTACTATTTCAATAGCTCCTTTCTTCTTCTCTGCTTGGAATCTTTCCAAGAAAGCTTCTGGAGTATCTATAGTTACATCTTCTTCATCTTCATCTTTAGAAAATACACCTAATTTGAAAAGGTCATTTGATAAAGCAGTGAACTGGCTCGTAGGAGCTTCATCACCTTCTTCATCATCTTCCTCATTACTATCTTCTTGATTATCAGTACTTTGTGCAGCTTTCTTAGCTGGAGGTGCTGGTTTATCATCTTGATCATCTTCCTCATCTTCAGTTTCATCTTCACCATATAAGAAGCTTTGAATGTCCTTTACAGGATTCTCATCTTTCTTTTCCTCTCCTTCTTCTGGAGCAGGAGCTGGTGTCTTAGAAGTAGTCTTTTTGGGGGCAGGTGCTGGAGCAGGTTCATCTTTGATGTCTTTAATGTCATCAGGATTTCCTGTAGCAGTTTCAGGTGCAAATAAGCCATCTAATAGCTCTTGACTACCCATACCCATATCCATAGTATCTTGAATACTAAAATTACCCAATTGGGGTGTATCTAGGTTTTCAGCCATATGTAGTTGAGTTTTAATTGGTTTTGTGAATGTAAAAGTATATTAAGTTAAATTAATAGCAAAGAGACATGTCTTTATACAGACTATTATTCAGTATAATATAGCATTAACTTTTTTCACTCTAATCTAATTTGTTAAGAAAAGAGTCATTTATAAATCTAAAACTCCTTATTGGAGCTAAATCTGTAAGTGTAACTTGTTGAACTTCAACACCCCACTTACGTGCCTCCACTCTCACCTTCTTGGTCAAAGTGTTGTCTAATTCTGTGTCAGTGCATTCTTCTAGGGTCATTGACATAATAACATTTTTTATGATGCTTTGAGACATGTCAGCAAGGGCATCCTGTGCGTCATACACCTCAAGTAAAAATGTTTTAACATCTGATATCTTATATTTGATAACTCCCTTGACAACTATGTTCTGCTTGTCTATAGTATATAAAGACTGAGCATCTAAACTTAGAGTGGTGATAACAACATGTTGATCTATCACCTCATCTAGTAAAGGAATTTTAACATGCATTCCTGGTTTAAGAACTGCATGAAATTTTCCAAATCTGAGAAGCACAGCTTCCTCATAATCTCTGATAATAATCACTGGGGTTATTTGGAACCACCAGTGAGTTATTATCTCAATGAGTTTATCAAACATTATTATTTAGTTTTTGGTTTTGCTTTGGCTCTTCCCTTGGCATTTTCCTTAGCTATGGCCAAGTCATTTGCTTGGTTCTCTCTAGCTATCTTTAGTTTCTCTCTTTCTATTTGTAACTTCTCAGCTGCTAATTGGTTCTTACTTTGCATGTCCATCATCTTAGTCTGATATTCCTTTTGAGCATTAGCTTGTTCCATTGCTAATTTATCAATCTCTAACACATCAGGAGCTCCTGATTGATCAATATCACTCAATGGACCACTTTTAGCTTCAGCTGCAATAAGAGCAATCTCTTTCTTATTAATTCTATCAAGCTCTGCTTGGTAGTTTTCATTAGCCATTTTTTCTTGAGCTTGTTGTTGAGCAGCTTCAATTTGAGCCTGAACTTGTTGTTGTTGTTGTTCTAATTCTTGTTGCTTTTGTTGCATTTGAGCATTCTGCATAGCCTCTTGTCTATCCTTAAGTGTCTTGAACACCTTCTTCATTTGTCTCATAGAGTTAGTGCTATACAATTCAATTACATCATGCAAGCTACCACCATTTTGAATAACAGCTTGAGATAATCCTCTAATCTCATTAAACATTTGTTTATCTTCAGGTCTATTAGTCAAGAATACTTTTAAATCTCTGAAACGTAAATCTGTACCATTTACAGATACAAATGCAGACTCTCCCTCAGAAGTAACATATGAAATAGTAGATTGTGGTTTAGCACTTTCTACATATAAAGCTGCATCAATAATTGCTTGATATAATTGTCCCATTACATATTCATGAGCTACAAACAATGGTTCTGTCTGAGCATAAGATTGTGTAATTGCTGCATTAGTTCCTGTAGCAGATTCACTAGCAGACACAGAACCAAGTCTTTGTCTTGACATACCTATCAACTCCCAACATTCATTCTTAATCTGTTGAGCTAGAGTATATCTTGCTTGGATCTCCTGCGTACGTGTAAGGTCTAAGCTGGTGTATTGGTTGAAGCTAGAAGGACTCTTTAAGTTCTCTGGGCTGTCATCCACAAATACTACACCTCTATTTCTAGCTTCCATTTCCCAGATATCTAATGCATCTTGAGCATCACCATCTTTAGGAATAGGAATGTGTCTAATAGACATCAATTGTACCTTACCTACCTCTTTCTCCAATAACTTATAAAGTTGATTCATACAAACATTATAAATTACTTGGAAAGGTTTCATCATATCCACTAAGCTTTTAGCTTCTGTATTCTTCACCTCAAACACCTGTCCAATGATAGGACAATAAGGTAATAAGTTATAAGGTTTAATATGATAGATATCTGGACCAATCTTGATACCTTGGTACCATTGGTTAATCCATCCCCACTCTAATGATTGTTGTGTAGGAAGAGTTCCAGACTTATAGTTCTCATCCACTAACTGAGATTGTTCATTTCCTAACTCATCTAAGTAAATAACTTTACCTATCTTCTTTTTAGAAATCCAGTAAGATCTAACCACTACATACTTGTAACCAAAGCTACTAACATTAGAAGTTAATCCTAAGAAGTCTTTTAAACCATCATTATTTTCCTTCATTTCAGATTCAATGATCATTCTGGTTTGTAATACCAATGGATCATATGTATCATATTGAATAGAGTCATTACCAGGAATGGCATTAGGATTACCTAAGTTAGATTCACGTACATTAATTAAACCATAGTCTTGCAATGAACTACGTAAGTGATCAATCTCTTCTTTAGTTAAGTCAGGAACAGATTCAATAATCTCAGATAATTCCATAACCTGTACAATACCAGCAGCATATGCTCCTTGTGCTCTACCTGTAGGATCTGAAATATACTTTCTGTCTGGTGTAGTTAAGAACCAAGTGTTCTTAGGATTAGCCACCTCTACATTAAACCCAAGTTTAGAGTTATCCTCATAAATGTGGAAGAACTCTCTAGCAGAAATCAATAAATCTCTAAATGTATCTTCTCCTTTCTCTTTTAAATTAAACTCAATCTTCTGAGCTGATAGTATATGGTTTGCCCACTTTTCTGCTGTAGAAGTATAGTTATCTAATTCATCTTTCACTTGTTCTAAGCTCATGTTCTGTATCTCTTCTTCATCAATCTCTTCACCTCTCATAGCAGCATCTTCCATGATTTTCTGCTTAGCTTTGTTAACAACATAGTCATTTAACATTTGAGTTTTAAATTCTAACTCTTCTGATTTACTATCATCATCAAATGCTTTGACACGAAACGCATCTGGTCGTTTGCTTATCTCTCCAACTAACTCGTTAAGAGGAGTGGTGATAATAGAATACATCTTAACATAAGCAGGAAGATCCAAATCTGCTGTAAGCACATCTGTGAAACTTCTCACCTCTGGTTCAACATAGAAATCTTCTCTTCTTAAAATACCTTTAACAAGGTCATAGTTCTTTACAAATGTATCTCTGCTTTTAACATACTCTGCATATGCCTTATTAGCAAAGTAGTCCATAGTATTCTTAATCCAACTCTCATCCATCTTTTCCTTCTCAGTTTTAAATTGATCAGGAAAGATGTTCAAATAGGCATACCTAATTGTTGCGTCTTTCGTATATCTTATAATTGCCATTATGAAAACAATTTATTGCGTTTATATTTATTTTTAGATTGTCCAAACATATTTGCTCTAGCCTCAGTGAAAAGAACATTTCCTCTTTTTTTCTTAAACATAGATGCCACTCTTTCATCAGATGTGCCACCTATCTTACCCATAATAGGGTCCATCTTTAAAGCTTGTGCTATGGCAAGCTCAGCAGCAATGATTCTATCAAAGTTATCTTGGTCATTGTATTGTATAACTTCTTCTAACAATACAGGATCAAATATCTTACTCACTCCTAGCACTTCTCTAATCACCTGACCTTCTTCATTCTTCTCTACAAAGATAGGACTTTCCATATATTTTTTAAGACATGTGTGAAGATAGTCAATTATCTTTTGTGCAGATCTGTGTATACCATACTCTCTTTTTACAGTGGTGTTTGGAACAATTTCTTTTAACCAGTCAGGTTGTCTTTCTAAAAGGTGAGCATCTCCTTTACTCTTCATATATTCAATAAAGGATATATCATCATTCTCACATAAGGTTCTAGCATTGTAATATTTAATTAACAATCTAGCCTGCTCATTCCAGTGATCTTTATTATCAGGTCTTGCTACATAGGATGCTACGAACATGTCCTGATATTTCTCACCTGTCAAATCATGCATACGTTTGTAAATGTAGACAGCCCCTAATGAGGAGCTATATGCTGATTTACCCTGTCTATAAGGGTCAACTCCAGCTACATACAATCCATATGGTGGATTTTCTATAGGAAATTCATATATTACTACAGGTGCATCTTTTAAATCTGAAGGCTTAAGAGGAAAATTTGTAATAGGTTGTTTGTCTGTAAACTCATGACCTATCTTATCTTCATCATGAAACAATGTAACAGGAACACCTGTTTTCTCTTGTTGTAACAGTCTGAATTTCTGTCTCTTAGCAGCCTCTATATCAAATATATTTGTATCCTCATTTAAGAATATATCATCCACTTCAAGTGGGTAATACATCTTTTCTTTTAAATACATACTTCTATCTCCAGCCTTCTTAAGTCTTTCTAAGTTAGTTTCTGTAATCTCTTTTGCTTTGGCTTCATCACTTACTAACATCTTAATATTATGTAAGTCTGAGTTTTTTGGTTCATTTAGAAAAGCTCCAAGTGTTGATTCCACTTTTGCCTCCATTCTATACTTAGCAGGAATGAACAAGCCATGTATACGCTTTTCATCCTTTTCATTATTATAATCTAAAAAGTTATAGTTGTTTACATCAAACATCAAGGATTTAGCATCCATGAATCTCTTCATATCACCACCAGTACCTGTAAGAATAGGAGAGCAACCCCATCCATATGGAGTTGTAAAACCTGGCACAGCTGCCTGAAACCCTCTGAGAAAATTACCTTTACCAATCTCATCTATAATTAATTTACGTGGTTTAGTACCTGCAATAGCCTCTTCATTATTACCTTCATCTAAGTTACGTATCAAGATTTGAGAGAAGGGAATACGTTCCCCTGCCTTAGTCTTGATACCTAATGTAACCTGATTTTTCCAGTTGTCTTCCACTCTCTGCCATCTCCAATATTCAGGGATAAAGTTTAGTCCTTTATCAATCTTATCTGTAATAAGTTTAATATCTGCTGCATTCAATCCAGCAATGATGTTCTGTGAGTTTTCATCAAATGTAGCTCCCCATGCAATATAGGAAGCTTCTAAAACTGACTTGGCAAAACGTCTAATACCTAGAATGACTAAGCCTTTCTTTTCTTGATTAGCTCTGTCAATTTCATTTGTCACAAGCCATTCATTATCTCTAAGTAGAGGATTAGCATATTTTTGAAATATACGTCCTTTATCATCTATAATATCTACCTCTGTGTGCCAGATGTTTAAATGCCAATATAAAAAAGGGTTAATATACACCCCATTCATCATTGCACCATCCAAGCAAAGTTGTTTATGGAAATCAAAGAAAGGTTTATATTCTGCTGAATCTTTGTCAGGCAGACGCTTCTGATTAATAAACCAGTCTTTATAATCTATATTTTGTAGTTCCATTATTTTCTATTCTTCAGCCAGTCTTCAGCTGCTCCAGATAGTTCTCCCTTACCTCTCACTTCCACCTTAGCTTCTTCTGCACTTCTGAGTTTATCAACCACTTCTACTAACGCTAGGTAATTCTTCATTGTCTCTTGGACAAACTTACCCTGAGCTTCTATACTTGCTATGACCATAGGAAGCATTCCACCCTTAGCTGTAGGTTTCCATTCAATCCTGTCCTTCAGTTCATGAAGAGGATTTGCATCTACATAAGCTTTCCAAGACTTCAGCTGTGCTTCAGCCCATTCAAGCTCTGTGTTGATGTATGTAGTTTTTTTAATAGTTGCCATCTTCATCATCCTCCTCCTTGAGGATATTTTCGAGGTCCATTCCCTCTTTGATTATTTTATCTAGTTCAGACTCATCTGTATGAGGGACATCCATTTCTATCTCAGCTTTGTATTTGCTTAGAGCAAATGCCAATTCTTTGTCTGTTATTCCCCATATATCTCCATATCCATCCAAAGCTGTAGCTAAATGTCTTCCTACATTATATGTTGGAAAATCTCTATATAGTTCTTCAAGGATATGAATCACTTCTTTATAGTGGTTCTTTTTACTCATTTATATTAAGTAGTTTAGGTCATCATCAGTTAACTTGCCTGGCTTGATTTCTAACTCTTCATCAAGTTCTGCAAAGTTCTTTTTTCCCTGTTCTGTCATATATTCTTTATTAAATCCTATAGCCAACCTATCAAACTCTTTACCAGGCACACCAGCTATATCTACATAATCTATTCCTTTGTTATACAGTTCAACAAGCGTATCAATTAGCTTGTCCAGTGGAATCTTCTCTATTTTCACTTCCCTGTTTGCCATATATTGTTTGGATTAATTGTTCTTCTTCCTCCCTAGATTCCATTTCAGTTCCCCATTTTTCTATGGGGCAGGCACAAGATAAACATCTAGTCTTGGCTGCTAGGGTACATCCACAATGAGTGCAGTGTTTGTCAAATCTTCTAGGCTTTTTGGGCCTATTCTCAGAACACCACTCACATGCATCACAGATAGCCATACGTTCTTGACTAATCTGTCTAATGCGTTCTTTCATGTCATCAGCTGGAAAGAGGTTATTCTTCCATCCCTCGTAAATCTGGGAGAAGTTGATCTTCATAAGTCACCTTGTTTTTTAATAAGTTGATCAGAGCTTCTGTTTTTTCTAGTGTCACCTTGGACGTCTTTCGTCTTTGTTCAGACAACGTCTCATCTGTTGAATATTTCTGCATGGCTTTTCTCTTCTCTTCCAACACCTGAAGCCTTTTCTTAGCCTTCTTCTCATTGAAATAAAACTTACCAAAGCCAGAGATTTCTAAACTGTTGTTCACATCCATTGCCTCGTTAGCTGACTGAAACTGGTGGTTCACCACTGTCTCAATTGTCTTCTCAGACACCATCATCTTCACTGCCAGCGTCCTAATAAGGAAGTCCTTGACAGACATACTTATAGGCTTATCCATGTGTAAGAGTTATTTGTAAGACAACATTCTTCTCGAAGTTTAGGAGGATGATGGGGTTCACCTTCACCTTTGTCCCATCCTTTATAAATATACCCATCTTCTTCAGCTTGCTTACAATATTATTAATAGCTGGGGGAGTGCTTCCATATTTCTCACAGAATTCCTTACGTATGTTAGCATATGAAATGTTTCCCTTTGTAGCAGCAAATGCAATTAATTGCACCTCCCTATTAGTCAGTTTAAGGTTGTTGACAGCTGACAGTATTCTATAATACTTCTCAGCCATGGCAACACTGTCCTTAACAGATGTTTTAAGTCGTTGTACAATTGATTTAGTTTCCATAATTAGTTGATACAAAGGTATGTATATCTGGGCTATCTACAAATAACTATTTTAGTTATTAAAAATTTTAATGCTATATTATGCGTCAAATCTCCTAAACACAGCAATAAATGTAAACAACAAGAGCCCAATCCTCAATTCCTGCTCCTGTCCATCATCCTCTAGGTTGTAGTTTCTGTTAGACACACCTAGCTCAAAGTTATTATATCCCTTAGGCAATAACTCTATTCCTATCTCCCATTCCTCAAAATACATAAATCCCATTGTTAACACTATTACTGTCAACAACCCAACGATACAAGCTAACACCTTTAATACTAATACTATCATAATATATTGTCTTTGTCAAAGCTGGGGTTTATTCCCCACCCTCCACCCTCAAAGGTAAGGGGTATTTACAATACCAACCAAATTTATTTTTATACCCCATAGGTTATAATGTCCCATATAAAGGACAAGTTTATACCTGAAAGGGTGTTATAAGACAAGTTATACCTTTACCAAATGTCCAGTTTTGTCAAGTGATAACTGGACAAATGTTCCACGTGGAACAATCCTGTGCTTGGACTACATTCCAAATTTTCTAGCCCAGCCCAAAATTTTCCCCTATCCCCCCTACCTGCTGTGTCCATGGGAGAGGAGCCTACTTCCAGTTGACTACCCCTCCTGCAAATGGGGGATTGACACATCCCCCCTATTCTTTAACAGCCTAAAACGAAAAACAATGGCATTAATTTACAAAGAGTATGTTAGCACTCCAAGACTAACAGAGTTGGGAACAGTTGCAAGCTTGCACGCAGGTGGAAGCGTTAAGTTTTGTCCAGGCACTATTGCTAAGTTCAATGATGGCCTTATCAAAGCAATGTCAATGGTATTAACATTAAAAGATGGTACTAGCACCACTTGTCCTTTGAGCAAGCGTGTTAGTGCAACAGTTAAGAAAGCTCTTGAGAATGGTGCAACCAAGAATGATGTGCTTGGTGCCATCTTAAACCTTAACATCTGTGAGAGCATTGATGGCAAAATCACTACCATCTGTGCACCAGTTGGTAAAGGTGGCGAAGAAGAAGAGTTTGTAATTAACAATAGCACAGTTAAGCAAGCTGTTAGTTATGATGAGTTAGTTGCTTATTAATAAGAAAGGGGCCAAGTGCCCCTTTTTTTATACAACATTATTACATCAGACAACATAACACATTGATTTTCAATATGTTTTATGTGAATGTTTTATTAGGTGTGTGTCAAATAACCACTTTTCACCACTTTTTCACACCATTCAATAATCAGCTATACATAATAGAATATATATAGCATTAAATGACAATTATATGACAATATACATCAGAACACAACTAGAAGATGAATATGTAGTATCTATTACATCAGATATTGTTCCTAGGGTAGGAGAAAGAGTAACTGTTATAGATGAACATACTAATGATGTTAAAGATTATATAGTTAAGTCTGTTGATTACACTTATAACATTAGTAGGTTTAGTGAGTATCTACAGAGAATAACAGTTTATGTATAATGCACCATTTCTATTTCCCAAGGATAGACAGTCAAATGAGTCAAGGAATACCAATATCCAGGCTGAGTGCAGAGGGATTTAGATTATAACATGTTTCAGGCAAAACTATTCATTCTGTAAAGCAATAGTTTAGTTATAATCATTATTAAGGAGTTTATCTATTCTACTTCATTGAATAGAGGCTTTATGGATTGAGGCATAAAATCCATTTATTATTAACCAACACACACAATTATGAAATTAGAACTTATTAAAGACCACAATAATAAACTATGTGGTTACAAGATTATTAGAGAGACAGAAGACGAACTTGAAGCCATTGAGATGGTTAGAGATATGTACTTCTGGGGACATTTAGGTAAGATTAAGTATGGTGGAAGAGAATCTGCAGAGGGAACAGATGATACAAAAGTGCTTAAATTCCACACTGAAGAGTATGCTCAGTTTGAGAGAGAAAAGCATCAGAAGAAGATAAAAGAATTAATTGCTCAACAGAAATAAACACACACACATCTAGGATTATTAGCCTTCTATGCTTACCAAAGGCGATGTGTGTATATTTTACACATTATTTATTAACCAATAATACAATTAACAATGGACAGTCAAGATCATTTAATGACAACAATGGTAGAAGTGCTATCATTTAAACATTTAGTAAAACAGGTTGAAATGGGTATTGAGAAATACCACGATGACCCTTCAGATGAGTCTAAGGGTTATTTAGTCTTTGTAATGCAGATGGTTATGATGAAATATCTTATGGAAAAGAAGCATATGACAGCTGATGATATGCTATCTGACCTAGCCAAGCATGAGAAGATAATGGGTTTATTTAATGAAAATAACAATTAATACACACAACACAAACACAATCAATTAGTTATGAAGCTTATTAAACATTTAATTAACATTATGTTCCTTTGGAGCATACCTTACATTCTTTTAGCATTCTTTATGGTGCTAACATGGTTCTCATTTGAGTATCATGCTGCTATTACATCAGCATTATGGATATCAGTTGATTTCTTCTATTGCTTGGGTACAGTATTATTATACCTTGTAAGTGAAGGAGACATAGATGAGATGTCCATTATAAAATAATATTGGCTAGTTGGTAATTGTGTGTATGTTAGAGAACCTCACTTCCCCCAGTGGGGTTCTTTTTACATCTTACCAAAGCTAAAGATATACCCACACACTTGAAACATTCCCTTGACCCTTGCCTCAGGGTTGGGCTAGACATAGGTTTCCTGCATTTTCATGGAGTGTATGTATGGGGTTTGTTCGTTAAATACATGATTAAGGAAATCAGGGGGGCTTGTAGTTGTGCCAGAACAACTATTTTTATTATATTTACCATCTAAATAACAAATTATGTTTATAATAGCTAAACTAGTATTTGAGTCTTACATACCTAATACATTAACTACAGGTATGTGGTTCAAACAAAGAATTAAAGACATTATATATGGTAGAGTTTATGAATATGACAAGATATTTGAGCTCAATCATATACCAGAAGACACAGACTCTTATTTATCAACAAATGGCTATCCTGTTAAACCTAGGATAATGACCATCACAGCCAATCCAGATGAACCAGCTATTACATTAGCTACAGCTGAGCAAATAGGTTGGTGGGATGATGATCCAAGCTCTGATGAAATGAGAGATATAGA